AATCGCTGCGAGTATACAGTCTTCATGGACTTCATGGCATTGTCGAGCTCGATGCTCAAGTCGTCGATCCCGAACTCCATGGTCGGCTTGATATCGATCGTGTCGATCAGTTCTTTTTTGTTCTGCCACTTCAGCCACAGTCTCAATCCAGCTATTTCAGCCTCGACCTGGTTGATCGATTTTGCGATCATGGCCGAATTCAACTGGCTGTACTCATACCGCAGCGCCATCCCGCTTGCAACTTCGTTGTTCGATTTCCGCTGGCCGTGCACCCCGGACAGATGCGCCACCCGGAAGATCTCGTCGGTCTTGCGATCGATCCATTTCAGGATCGAATCGATCGGCTCCAAAATCTGGGTCGGCATCCAGTCAGGCTTGCCGGATTCCCCCAGACTCGGGTCGTACTGTTCGACCGATGTCACCGACACCGGTACCTCGCCGTCGACCGGCGTCTGGACTTCGCGCTCCATGGGCTTCCTCATGATCGGGAACCCGGCGTATTTAATGATCTCCTCGCCGCTACTTAGATTCTGGGTAATTGAGAGCACGATGTGCGAGATGTCTACAAGATCCGATACGCCGACTTCGGGGGTTGTGAGATCCTTCAGGTTGCTCATCCAGACGAAGGGAATCTCCTCCAGCTCGTTCACTTCGCTATCGAGAAGTTTGGGACCCTTGTTCTTGGCGTCCACTCCCCAAATCTCCCAGTTCTCCCGCGTCCAGACCAGGTAGTCGCCGTTCGCCTCGAGCAGTTTCAGGAACACTAATCGATCGCGGTGCGTGTCCGGGTCTTTCTCGAACGCCCAATCGAGGATGTTCAATGGCGTGTAGAGCGCAAAGTACGGGTAGATCGCATTGTCGATTTCGTCTTTCATGTTCACTGCATCGGACGCCGGCTTGTTGACGAGGATCCCCATCGTACCGAAGACAGATGCGAACTTCTGGCACTCGCTCATCAGGACGTCGTAGTTGGTGCCACGCAGGTCGGAGTCTTTTTTGAACTTCTCCCAGAGGGGATCGTTCTGCAGGCCCTCCATGTTGCGCACGACACTCTTCGATGTCATGCTGAAGCTGAAAAGATCAATGATGGCCTTGCCAAAATTGAAGACATACCCGTCGCCCAAACGCGCAGAATGATTTTTTGAGGACTCCCGCGGGTTCTGTTTCAGGGCGTACTCGATCAACGGCCGGCCGCTCTTATAGACCAGATCGTAGAGAGCCCAGGAGTCCTTGTTGGCTTTATATAATGGATGAACTTTCTGCAGGTCTTCTTTTTTCATTTTATTTTCTCCGTTTTCGACCCATCCGCCGGAAGGTCTTGGCGAGGGCTCACTGCCGTTTTGTGCGTGTCGACAGGTTCGATTGTTTGCAATATGCGGAAATCGATTTGCCCGCTGCCTTGGCTTTCCGGGTGAGGGCCCCGGGCCGCTTCACTGCACCTTTGATCCATCCCATGATATCACCTCCGCTCTAAAACAAGAAGTCCGTTGTTGTTCTTAAAATCATGCAGCACATGCCAATGCGGATTTGCCTGCATAAAATCTTCGATCGGTTTTCTGATCCCGCCGCCTCCCAACTCTTCCTGCAATTCGCCATTCACTCCAAAACTCTCCGTGTCATGGAACACAAGAAATTTCTTGGATCTGTTACCAGACAATTTCAGTTCTTTTTGAATCTGCAAACTGTTATGCCAAGTATCCAAAAAGAGCAACTCAGTTTCCGGGCATATCACCTGCTGAGTGTCATCGACGATGAAACTCATCTGGACGTTCTTTTCTCTGGCGTACAGTCTTAAAGTTCCGTACGTGATCCAGCACAGTTCGTCGTTGTCGTACGTAAGCAACACCTCGGGCTGCCCGCAGATCAACGCCATCGTCGAGAACCCTTCCCGGAAACCGTACTCCACCACATGCACGCACTGGCTGGCGAGCTCTTTCAAAATCGGCAGGTGCTCGTTGATGTCCGACGGAAAATCACAAAGTCGCTTGTAATATTCGTCTGCTGTCATTTCCAGAACTTTAGTTTGGGGTTGGCTTTATAGCGCGGCGCTGAGTACCATCTTAAAAATTGACTCGTCGAATCGACCAGGTCGTCCTCTTTCCAGAGCGGGAACCGTGCGATCTGGGTCTCGTAGTTCACCAGCCAGCTGCAGCGGTCAGGGAGCCACACGCGGCCGGCCTCGATCATGGGACTCGCCGAGTCCATTCTAATCTGTTTGTTGGCATCGGGCGAGATGGCCACTACCGGGATCCGGGTCGTCATCTTGATGTCCTGCAGGAGACTCTGCCCGGAGGCCCGGTCTTCGATCAGTACGCGCACGGGTTTACCGAACCGGTGGAACTTCTCGTAGAGCCTAACGGTCGCCTGCTTGAGCTCCGGGTATCCCATGCGTTTGTTCACGACATCCACCAGAAAGACGTCGGTCTTGGAACATCCCCAGACGGTCGCCGCACTCGGGTCGTTCAGTTCTTTCTCTTTAAAGGCCGTGTCCCAGGAGATCACGAAGTTGTCGATTTCAAACGGCATCGTCGGATAGGTCTGGGCGCCAGACTTGTAGGCCATCTCAATCGGCAGCCACTTCAAGTATTCGTAACGCTTGAACCAATTCAGATTTACCATTCCGGATTCATCGGTCAACGGCTGCTGCTGATACTGGGCGTTCCACTCGCGGGTGCCGATTTGCTGCTTGATCTCTTCGAGGGTTTCAAGTGGGTAGGCTTCAGGCCAGAGTGCTTCACCTACTTGTCGACCGAGAATATCATTTTCAGAATCACAGATTGCCGGCAGACTCAAAACGGTCCATTTCTGTCCGGACTCTTTTTCGTTGTCGATCAACCATCCGGCAAGATCTGAATAATGCCAGCGGGTAGAAATAAAAACGATGGCACTTTTTCCCGGCATCAGGCGTGTGTAAGCGACACTCTTAAACCACTCTTCCAATTTTCTTCTTGAGTTCTCACTTTCCGCTTCTTCACGCGACTTTACAAGATCATCCAAAAGAAGCAGGTGGGCACCGCGGCCGGTAATTCCGCCCAATGCTCCCAGTGCAAAATAAATTCCGCCCTGTTTGGTGATCAATTTGTTTGACGCTTTCGTGTCCGGATCCGCAGCGGAATGCGGAAAAATCCGGTAGTATAATGTATCCACAAAGTGATCTCTGACTTTTCTTCCAACGTCACCCGCCCGGTCGAAAGAGTACGTCGCATAGATTATGAAATTTTTTGGATTGCGTCCGATATACCAAGATGGAAACAACTCACCAACAAGCATGCTTTTTCCATGACGAGGCGGAGCCCAGATTAACAACCGCGTGATCTCGCCACTCTCAACTTTCATGAGATACTTGGCAATCAAAATATTATGTTTTGCGAATTTATAATCTGGTTGTTTCAACGCGATGTAGGATAATAAATTGCTATAGGCGAGTTTTTCGGGAGTCAGCGCCTCGAGGCGCTCTTTGGCAAGTTTTCTTTTTGTCTCTTCAGAGTAATAGACCATAAAACTCCGTTACTGTAGATTCTCGTCGCTTTCCAATTGCAGGTTGGGGATCTGTTTCATGTTGTCCGGCGTGATGTCGATGATATCCATGCTGTAGAGCGCTGCGTTGATCGCAGCATCGCGCTCTTCTTTCGTGAAGTCGTCCTTGATCGAGAGCATCACGCGCTCAGGTGCGTTCAGTCCCAGCATGCGGATCTCTTTCTCCACCAGTTTATTCCACTCGTCCATCCAGCGGCTGCCTTGGTGGGGACTTTTGCACTCGTTCAGCCGGCGCATGCACTCATGTTTATTACCGTGAATCTCACGCAGCACCCGATCCCGATGGATCATGAAGTCTTCGGTTGTCTGCAGTTTCAGTTCGTCGGCGATTGCCCGCAGATCTCGTGAGATTGTCGCCCGGTCGCAACCGACCGCTTCCCCGAGTTGGGCATGGGTCAGCCCGGGGTTCGCCTGGATGCAATCGAGAAGTCGTTTGCGCCGGTCGGCCAGTTGAAATTTGTGTTTATTGTGGAAAAGATGACCTCGATACATCGCCATAAGAAGAGGCTCCTTTTTATAATATCCAGAATTTCCTTGACAATCTTAGCGCTTCCAAGATATCATGTCAATAACAAATGGAAGTGATTTCCGTTTGTTACGATATCAAACCAAATGTAACCCACGAAATCAACAGCTAAATGCCTGTAATAATCAAAATTATGC